TAGAAGGCCAAGACGAGATTCGTGTTCCTGCAAACATAGCAGGAAGCGCCGCAAATCCTGACGAAGGAGGCCGGCCCCCAGTAACGGAGGAAAGTTAAAGATGCCAGTAAGTAATAAACGTAGAAAAGTTATTATGGCTCGTCAGCTTGCAGAGTTTTACCGCGCAAAAGGTAAGATTCATACTTACGACGAGTATGATCGAGAAGACACTAAGCCGATCAGACTTAATAACATTATTAAAATGTTTAGAGGGTATGACATTATGCTAAAAATGTTACCGATGGTAGACCCTACAATTGAGGCGGATCTTGCGCCCAAGCCAAAGGCTGCTCCTAAGCCTAAGACGAAGGTAAAGAAAGATGATTCAAAAGACATTTAATTTAACTTCAACATTTAAGAGCGAGCCGCAGGAAGATGGCTCTATTATGGTTCGTGGAATGGCCAGCACAAGTGAATTTGATCGTGCTGGAGACTCTATTTCTGCTGAAGCATGGACTAAAGGGGGTCTTGGTAACTTTGAAAAGAACCCTATAATTTTATTTAATCACGATTACAACCGACCGATTGGCCGAGCAACAAAAGTTACTCCCACAGCGGACGGGCTACACATGGAAGCAAAAATTAGTAAACATGCTGACTGTGCTAATTTAATCAAAGATGGTGTCCTTGGAGCGTTTTCTGTCGGTTTCAAAGTCAAGGATGCTGATTACCTTGAGGAAACCGACGGACTAATGATTAAGGACGCTGAGTTGTTTGAAGTATCTGTTGTAACGGTACCTTGCAATCAAGCAGCTACTTTTTCTCTAGCGAAGTCATTCGAGTCTAAAGAGGCTTACGAAGACTTCAAGAAAACTTTTAAAAGCGAGGAAGATTCCTCTTCAATGGAGACAGATATGTCGGAAGAAACAAAAACTCCCGAAATCGACCTAGACGCTTTTGCTAAGAAAGTAGCGGAGGAAACTGCTGCTAAGATTGCAATTCGTCAGGCCGAAGAAAAAGCCACGGTGGAAGCCGAGGCAAAGGCCGCTGCTGAAGAAGCAGAAGTACAAAAGGCCGCCGAAGCCGAAGCTGAAAAAGCTGCGGTTGTACAGCAAGAAAAAGTTGAGCAGTCAATTCGTACTGGTATTGAATCCGGTGCTGATCGCTTAGTTGCAGATCTTCGAAAAGAGTTCGAGCAAAAGGATGCAGAAACTCAAGAAATTCTTGCAAAGTATAAAAATGAGCTTCAAGAGAAAGGCGAAGAGATTCGCGCAATGCAGAACAGCAAGAAGCAGTTTGCTGACCGCGGTCAAATCATGACTCTTGAGACTGCTGGTGCACAAGAGCTTCTCGAAGCAAAAATTCTTGGCACTATGATGCGTCGTAGCTGGGACACTGACTTTACTAAGCAAGTATTCCAGAAGCACGGTGCAGATATTGATGCTCTTGCTAACTCTGGCGCTGGTGCAAACCTTCAGGGTGTAAAGCTTGACCTCATCGTAGAAACTCAATTTGAGAAGGAACTGCAGCAAGAACTTCGCGCTGCTCAATTCTTCCGTGAGATTCCTGTACAAACCAAGCAGACTATTCTGCCAATCATGCCTGATTCAGTAGCCGCTACGTTCAATACTGGTTCTGCTTCGGACGAGTCTAACTCTCCTGCAAACTTGAACGATTTGACTCGAGGTACTGCTGCTTCTAATAACAAGTTTAGCACTGGTCAGAAAGTACTCATCGCGGGTCGATTGAGCTCTACTACTTATATCGACAACGATACTGACGAGATGACTCTTGTTGCACTTCTTCCCATGATTCGAGAGGCTATGGTACGTGCTCACGCTCGTGCTCTTGATACCATGGTAATTAGTGGTACTGGTACTTCTGGTGGTGCGGCTGAGTTTGGTGTTCTTGATAAGGACTCCGGTACTTCTCAAACTGTAAGTGGCGGAAGCGCTGCTGCTAATACAGAGAAGCTTGTAGGCGACGACATTCTTACTGCACGTGCAGCTATGAAGAAGTATGGCATGAATCCTCAGGACCTGGTTCTGATTTGCTCATACAACGCATACAACGATCTTCTGCAAGACGCAGGTTTCGCAGACATTACCGATGTAGGTTCTGATTTGGCAACCAAGCTTAGTGGTGTAATGGGCTCAATCTTTGCAACTCCTGTAGTTGTAACTGATCACGCCGGTGCTGCTGGGCTGCCCGCCGTTCGAGGTTCCGCGAGCGATTGTGCTGTTCTTGTTAACCATAAGAACTTTGTCATTCCTCGTCTCCGCGGTGTTAGCATTGAATCTGAGTACCAAGTTGGTAACCAGCGTAATGCTCTCGTTGCTAGCCAATCTCTTGGCTTCGAGCAATTGGTTGAAGGTCACGCCAACACTGGCTTTGCTTCAGTCGTTTTTGCATACGCAGCTTAATAACTGCTTTAAACTGGGGTGGTTCGCCACCCCAAGTTTTTACTATTTGACTTATGGCGAATTTAATTACTTTACAACAATTTAAAGATGCGGAGCAAATAACCAACCCTCGGGATGATTATAAAATTAGCCGTATAATTGATTCCGTGAGTCAAATAGTAAAAACTTATTGTGGTAACAGCATAATAGATTTTTACACAACAAATAAAGTAGAAGAATTTAATATTGACTGGAGCACTTATGCAGTTCAGCTAACTGAAAGTCCTGTCAATACAGTAGTATCTGTAGAAACAAGAAATGACGTAACTTCTGCATATACAACTATTTCTACCGATGATTACTATTTGGATAAAAATACAGATAGTATTTTGTATGTTCGAGGTAATGGATACCGTGCGTGGCCCCGGGGTGCCGGAGCAGTAAAAGTAACATACACAGCGGGATATTCTGCAACTCCTTATGATCTTCAAATAGCAGTTATTGATTTGATTAACTACTATTTTAAAGATGAGCACAAAACTCGAAGAACCCTGCAAGGAGCGACAATGGAAAATGCTCCTAGCGGAGATGGCAAAGGATTCCCTGACCATATTAAACGAATTTTGGATATGTATAAAAACTTCTAATGGCAATTAAAGTATTAGAGGGAATGCTAAAACGTGCTTATGGAGAAGCAAAAGGTCATAGACTACAACGAGAAGCCCGTAAATGGGCGGACAGCCAAGGCTACCATCTTATAACAATTAGTAAAGAAGATATAAAAACCCTTTTAGTTCATAACTATGTAGCAATTCGAATGGGGGATTTAATTAAAAAAGAGCAAGCTAAGTTTAGAAAAGAACAAAAAGATTTAGCAGATCCTTCTAGCCCTAAAAGAATGAAAAAGGCAGAAGCTATAAGAGCTGTAGCAAATACATCGCAACATGTAAGTGTTGCTAAGCTAAGAAAAGACGTAGACCCAGTAGTTGATCATATTTTTCAAAATTTTATAGAGCATTACAATTCTAGCATTAAGGAAGTACATCTTTTAGCACATAAGAGGGGTAATGAGATCGAAATCTTACAGAATAGAAATCACGCTCAAAAAGCTAAAGATACAATTATAGCTCTTTTAAAAAGTAACTCTACTGAAAACATATTTAAAAATATAATGAAAGAAGGCTCCTCAGAGCTTCGACAGTTTTCAAGAAGAACACAATTTATTCATACAAGTAGAACAGTAGGGCAAACAATTGCAGAGAAGCTAGGGAGCTTAGAAGCTACTGCCGCAGGAGAAGCCGAAGCACTAAAGATAATAGAAGGAATACTTGACAGAGTTGAGTTTCAAATAGAAAAGTCAGATAAAAAAGACGGTAGAAAAATTCATATTACTGGTAAAATAGGCCCAAGTACTATAAACTCTCCCGGAGAAGAGTCAACTGATTGGACTCATTTAAAGCCTTTAATTGAGCAAGAGTTACAAGCAGTATTTAACTCGCCCGAATATATAAAAAATGTTGGCTCAAGAAAAAGTAGCCAGCCAATAGATGAAAGGCTTGCAGAGTATCTTGCAAATGAAGAAATACTAAAGCCTGCAAAACGAAGAAAAAATATAAAAGCTACTACTTTTAAGCCTGAAAACCCAAAAAGTGGAAAAGGATCTGTAGGCAAAAAACGTGTTGCTAAACCAAAAGGCAAAAGAGTAAAGACAAAAAAAGGAATAGTTTTACCAATTCCTCAAAAAAATGCTACTACTAAGCAAAAAAGTCCGGCCTCCATGCCTTTAAATATTATGGTATTGCTGAATAATCAGTTACCTACTATTGTACAGCAAAATATGAGATTCCCGGCACTAGAAAACAGAACAGGTAGATTTGCTTCGTCAGTAAAAGTAACAGATGTAGCAACAACAGCGCAAGGATTTCCTAGTATTGGGTATACCTATAAAACTAACCCGTATCAAACATTTGAGCCGGGGTATAAGCAGGGGGATCCTGATCGAGATCCAAGAAAATTGATTGATAAATCAATTCGAGAAATCGCAGTTCAATTTGCAATGGGAAGGTTCTATACTAGGAGAGTGTAATGGCAATAACAAGCAGAACTTATACTACTCGTAGGGCAGCAATTTTAGGCGCTTTAGTTGCAGAGTTAAAAAAGATAAATCAAACTGGTAATTTTTTAACTGATGTATTTGACAATGTACATCCTCGTTTGAAGTTTTGGGACGAAGTAGATACATTTCCAGCGATTCATTTAAATGCAGGCTCAGAAACACGAGAATATCAAGGAGCAGGCTATAAAGATAGGTTTCTAACTATCACAGCTCGTGTTTATGTGAAAGAAACCGATGCAGTAGTTGCTCTTGATAAGCTATTAGAAGATATCGAGACAGTTATAGAAGCAAACGGAAGACTCGCTTATGTTGACAGACAGGGCGTAACTCAAACAACTCATGATATTATTATAATCAGTATTGATACTGATGAAGGTGTTCTTGAACCGTTCGGT